TATTGTAATCTATAAACTCAGCAGCATCCTCATCGGTCATTCCCTCTTTCATAAGAAACCTAATCATTTTCTCATAATCATATACGGCTCTATAATCGCTACTTACTCCGATAAACGCATCTTCATAACTTGGTTCTGTAAAGTATATTACATCTTCGAACCCACCATCTAATAATCGCTCTCCTACATCCATAAAATCCCCTTAGTTTTATAGTCCAATTTCATCTAGCCAAGACATATCTAATTCATCATCTGATACAGCTTGTGTTTCAAGTTTATTTGTATTGATATTCGACTTAAACATAATCGTTTGCTCTGTGCTTGCGTCACAATTGCTTCCAAAAAATAAACCATGAAGTTCATTACTTTGAGATTCCAACTTCTCAAGATATTTTTGGTATGGCTTATGTAAATTAGCAGAATATCCACACAACGTAGAAAAATAATAACTCTGTGATTTTACGCTTTCATCTGTATCCCAGAATACCATTTCGCTTTTATTATCTTCATAATCTTTTTCTCGTAAGCATATATCCTTAATTGTATTGTTGATTTCATTTATCCATTTATCTACAAGTTTATCAGTAAGCTCTACATATGTGTAACAATCAGAAACAACATATTTTTGCCGCACTTCTTCTGGAAGAACATTAATGTCATTTGAATCCAACATTGCTTTTAAATAAACGTCTCTCTCGTCTTCTTCATATCCGAATGCTTTTAACCACATACTAGCATTACTCTGAAGAGATTCACCAATCTTGCACCTATCGACATCACGCGTTTTTGTGGTTCCATTTTTCTGCTCATATTGAACGGTACAATATTTTAAGAAGTTCCATGCGATACGAATCTTGTCCATTGGCACGCCCATTTGATTCAAGCCAACAGCATATAATACAAGCTGTCCGCATTCTTCTTCTGCCTTTGCTCCTTTGTACTGGGATGATGTTTTCCAATCTATGATGTTTACATTGCCATCATCATCTTTGAAACAACAGTCGATATACCCTTGAAATAAATGAGAACCTACTTTGATTTTAACAAATTTTTCAATCATAGGCTTGCTCTTTAATGGTTTGTGATGTGCAAAAAAATGTTTTAGATTTTCGTAATATTTATCGCCTATCTTAACATCTTTTTCTTCGTCATTTCTATCAAACTTTAACTGTGCAACGTCGCGTGCCACTATCCAATTGCTTTCGAATTCATCTATCATATCTTCGTAGCTAATTTCATCTGAATAAAATTTTTCTATAATCTCATGACATAAACCACCAGCAGTTGTATAGATACAATCTTGTCTGTCTTCTTTAGCCTTAATAATATATTTTAGATAATATTCATATGGACTTGTTTGAAAACAATGAACTCTAGACCAGCTCCACCATCGACTGCAATTCTCTTTTTTTAGAATCTCTTGTAGTTCCTCCCATGTTTTTCTTGCCATTTATACACCTGCTTTCATTTTATTCGCTGGTTTCTCTCTAATATATTTTCGCTTTCTTCTCCTTCGCAAGCTTCCAATATTTCTTCAAGTGTGCGAGGAGTGTAGTTCATATAATCCAACATACAACCAGTGTTGTACATTCGACATGTTCTTTTTCCACGTTCTTTCTCAGTAAGCTTACGCATATGTTCAACCATTGCGAATTGTGCCGAGTTATGAACATGTGCATATAAATGAATGCCACCTTTAAACTGTTGGTTAAATGCGAGAATCGGATAATGACAAAGAACCAGTTTTTGATTGTTCGCAATATCTAGTTCTTTATAATAGCAGATTTCTCTAAACATATTACGGAAATCTCTGTTTCTCAAAAACTTCATATCATGGTTGCCAATAATCAGTGTTTTATCTCCATTTAACTGGTCGATAATATCCATGGTTCTCGTTACATTTCCATGACTTATATCTCCCAAGATATATGTATGGTCGTTTATATTTACCGCTTCGTTCCATCGTTCGATAATAGCTTCGTTATTTGCCTCTGGAGTTAGAAACGGTCTATTGTCGTATGCTAATGCATTGGAATGAAAAAAATGCGTATCTCCAATGAAGTAATCCATGTATATCCTATCTACTAATCTTCTTTATCACACGTTTCTTGTTCTCTATGTACATCGTCAAGACAGCATCCGCTAATGAAAAAAAATTCAGACCATGAGCCTACATCTATTTTCAACCTGCCGTCTTCTTCCCACAATCTTTTATAATAACTCTTAAAACTGTGTTCATCGAGAAACTTATCCATCTCTTCGCTTGCTTCTGCGAAACTATTTACCTCTGCAATAACTCTCTCGCTGCCGTTAGAGCTTTGAAATAGCAATTTCATTTGGTTTCTCCTATCTATTTCCCCAGTTCAAAGCGCTGTAAAATTTCATATTTTATACATTATTTCTTTTCCAAACTTTTAATATATTCTCTATGTTCGATTTCATCATATATTGTTCTGTACCTAAATAGAAAGTCGAACCTTTTCATTCTAGCATCTGCTGGACTATCCTTTTCTCCTAAGAGATTCCATTTATCATATATATAGCTGACGTTCCTAATTCCATAGAATCTTTCGCACATGGCTCTTACTTCCTCTATCGGAACATCTTTATCCATTGCTATCACTATATCTACATTCAACCCAATCAATATCCTGATTTGTTCGTCAGACATAATATGTCCAGAAAGAGCAACGCCAGTAGGGTCTGATAAACTATCTCTTTTCAATACGCTTTTCTCTGATTCGTAAACCGTAACGTACCCAGCCTTCTGTATTTCGTCATAATTTTCATACAATCCAAATAGGTTAAGAGATTTTTGATATGAAGGCGTTATCAGATATTTTTTAATACCCAATTCTTCGTATCCGTTTATTGTCGTTCTCGCATTTATACCAAGCAAAGAACCATCAACCCAATATCTCAGCGGAATAATAACTCGTTTTCTTTTGTATGAATAACAAAGACCGAATTTCTCTGCTGTTCCAGGCATAACACCATCTTTAAACCAGTCGATATGAAGAATCGGAATAAAATCATCAAGTTCTTTTTCGCTCAATACTCTAATCTCTTCTTTATCATGTCTTCTTTTTGCCGTTTTTATTTTTTTGAATATCCATAGAGGGTCATACTTTTTCTTTTCTTCTTTACTCTGTTTTTTTGGATTATATTCAAGCCCAAGAATCTTATGTAAAAATTTAACCGCATCTAAAAACGAACATTTTCTATTGTACTGTGTTAGCGTGATGATATCAGAACAGTCATCAAACTCGTTTGAGCGTGTCCAATTACGAACCATTAGATGCTCATCATTGTACACATTTACTGCGCTAATATTATCGCCATCGAAATTACCGCACGAATAAAAATTTTTATGCGAATGATATTTGATGTGATGATTTCCGATAGATTCGAGAACGTATTCAACCTTATTGTTTTCGAATATATATTTCTTTAAATCTTTAATCGTCAAAACATCACACCTCCTTGTTTTATAACAACATGACGTATTATATCACAATACCATCTATATCTATTCGAGAATTTTAAAAATCTATTGGAACATTTGTGAACCCTATTTCTTCTAGCACATTTCTACTCATATCATGTTCAAGAACAACCTGATATTGGTTTGCGCTACCTTCACGATTCTTAACTATAAATACAATCTGATAATGTTTGTCTTTTTCTAAAGGCACTGGAATCTTGGTGTTCTTACCTTCCCATTTATAAACTTTAAGTGCGTTCTTTTCCCCATCCTTTTCATCATCATATACATTCCTTAGCATAAGACATGTCGAAGCTGGGTCGATAATATTCTTTGAAACACCAATGTTTTCTTGAGTATAATACCTTTGACTTGCAGAACCTTTAGCTAATTGAAACGTTAATAAAATATGAACGTTGTTTGCCTCTGGTTTGATAACGTCATTTATTGCAACCATGTTCTGTTGTAATTGAAGCCAGCTATTGTCGCTTACCTTGCCAGCATCTAGCTTATATGTATCAACTAAGAATTGTTTTACACCCATGCTCGAATACTTCTTGATTATCTTGATTACCTTATCGGTACTAAAGTTTTGAAACGGAATAATGGTTATTAAATGTTCTTGCGTTTTTTCTTTTATCCATTGAGCAGCTTCTTCTAGTTTTTCTCTGACTCCTGGATAACGTTTATATTCGCCATCTCTTACCACGTGTTTCTGCAAATCAAAACCTAGAATATTATTTACAACAAACACCATCAATTCTCTTTGCCACTTTTTTATAGAGTCTTCATTTAGCATAATAACAATAGGAGCTTTTTTCTCGATAATCGTTGGTATAACGGCGGTTCTTGCAAATGTACTTTTACCTACATTTGAAAGGCCTCCGACAAGCGTGATAGAACCATGATACATACCGCCAGTTTCTTTGGACACTATTGGCATATTGTAATACGATAAACCAACAGCAAGACCTTTATCAAGCTCATCGATTAACTCGTCTATTTGATATGAAATATCATAGCTTTTAACATCGGAATCAATATTAACAAACGTATCGTTTAGCAGTCCTTCAAACTCATTATAAATATCCTGTGCAGACATATCTGCAAAATCAGACAACCTTTCTTTTACAGCAAATCCGCGTTCGCATAATTTTAGAATTGCATTCCATTTGCGAAGTTCATCAATATATCCAGTTAAATTTTCAACATTAACATAGGCCTTTGAATCTTCGATTGTATCATAACCACCGTATTCAAAATATTTTTCCCTTAAGTTATCGTGTTTTTCAAGATATAATCCAACCGTAATATCATCTACGACATTCATCTTTTCTTTGATGACAATATCATAAATGATTTCATAATATACCCTCCATTCATTAAGCGAAAAATCATCCTTAGTTAAATTTACATTGTATAATTCTTCTGGATTCTTATACAAAATAGAAACAACGTTGGCTTCAGCTGCCTTTTTATATTCTGATACTTTTTTAGCTGTATCAACTAGTTCTTGTTCAAATGCAGACAATTTTTTCTTATTTTTTTCAGCCACGTATTTCACCTACCATAAATCTTTCAACCTTTTCGGAGTATTTAAATTACTAGTTATGTATTCAGCACCTTTATGTTCGACAATGGAAAGATCAATAGAGTTTGTTTTCTCTTCAGCCTTTTCCATATTTTGTATTTTTTTATACGCCGTGTTCATGTTTTCTTCGATTATCTTCAATGCATAATTCGTCCTATGGCCTTCATCTTTGAACGTAATCCTTCCAAATCCTTTTTTGATATCTGGAAGCGAATATTTCATTGCATATAACAAAACATCATACGAATAATTAGCAATATCTTTTGTTTTGTTATTTGCCATATATTTACCTTTGAGAATTCCCTT